TACATACTATCCGAAACAAAGCGATACGGATGGTCTTTCGACGGTACCGCTGCGACCAAACTGTATCAAGAATGTGCCGCCCGCGCTGATAATCTCAAGCAGGTTCTACGAACTGCGTTCCCTCGTACCATTTCGAAAGTAAAAGACTATGCTCCTCGACCCAAGATGGACGGATCCGTCTCTTCAATTGGTACTGCGTGGATGGCTCCAGACCTGGTACAAGCTACGGGACCTTGTAGTGTTATTGAGTACGAAGACTTCGACCCCGGAAGTACTAAACAAATCGTTAAACAGCTTAGGGGTTTCTGGAGGCCTACTGAATTCACGCCTAAAGGAAGTCCAAAAGTTAATGAAAGCAACCTCCAAACCATCACCGATGATGCCCCCGACGCCGCAAAACTTCTAGGCGAGTTCAAGATCTTGACTAACCGAGTCATAATGCTTAAGACTTGGTTGAATGCATTGGGAGAAGGAGACAGGATACATGGTAGCATCATATCTTGTGGAGCGAACACTCATAGAGCAAGCCACTATGGCCCAAATACGGCCAATATCCCAGCTTCAATTAGTAAAAGAGGAACTCCAAATCTATACGGAGCAGAGTGTCGAAGACTATGGGCCGTCTCTGGAGAGGATAGAGTACTCGTTGGCGTTGACGCAGCTTCTATCCAACTGCGAATCCTTGCTCACCTCCGCAACAACACAGCGTTCACATCACACATTGAAAGCGGAGACGCTCACCAGTACCATGCAGACTTGACCGGCTACTCCAGAATAGTAATGAAGACCTTCATCTACGCGTGGCTGCTGGGGTGCGGGAACGCTAGAGCTGGCTTCATCCTTGGCGGGTCTCCGAAGGACGGGAAGGAACTCATTGAGACCTTCCTTGCCCGCAACCCCGACCTCGTCGCGCTGAAGGCAAAAGCCTTGGACTGGGCGAGACAAGGGTACTACGTCTGCTCTGACGGGCGGCGTATCTCGATCAAGGAACCACACTATGCCCTTGCTGTGGCTCTACAGGGCGAGGAGCAGGCGATTATGAAGCGGAGTATCGTGACATGGTACGGACAAAAGAAGCAGGAGAAGCTCGACAGCCACCTCGTAGGTTGGATCCATGATGAAACCCAGCTCGATACTCTCTCGGATAACGCGGGTCGGAGCGGTGAGATCATGGTGGAGAGCATTAGAAACGCGGGCGTGTTCTTTAAGTATAATTGTAAACTCGACGGAGGAGTAAAGATAGGAAAATCATGGGCTGATACGCACTAGCTATTGACATTCCACATTTAATATGCCATACTATTAGATAGTAGCAACAAGAAGGAAGAAGAATGATTATCAAAGGTGTAGCATTCTGGGCATCGCTTTCCCAGGTGAACTCTATGTCTGGGAAGTACCAGATGGATATTGGACGGCTCGATGCCGACTCCATAAAGGCGCTGATCGCGGCTGGTGTCACTATCCGTACGGACATGAAGACGAACGAAGGAGAGCCTGGCTGGAAGGGTCAGTTCATTACCGCAAAGTCTGAAACTGCTGTCAAGGTGGTCGACGCCCGCGGCAGCCCACTCCCGGACAAGATCGGGATTGGTAATGGCTCGCTTGTCAACGTCGCCGTCCGCCCGTATGAGTGGCTTTTCAAGGGCAAGGCCGGTATCTCCGCAGGTCTCCAGAAGGTCCAGGTCATAAAGCTCGTAGCTTACCAACCCGAAGATGACTTCGAAGTCATCGAAGATGGGTTTACGTTCGGAGCAGGGACAGACAGGGACGTAGACTTCTCAGACCTTGAGGTGGATTCGTGATCGATCTATTACTTTCACTCACAAACCTAGCCCTTATCGCGGTTATCGTGTGGAAGTGGAAGAGCCGATGACAGTCGAATGAGTTGGAACCCCACCGAGAGGGTCGCCTTAATTGACGGCGACCTTCTAGTTTACGCGGCCTCTTGGATCGGCCAGGAGGAGCGGACCTGCAAGAAAGCATTGATAAGTGTCAGGGATATGCTTGTCAGTATAAAGGAGACTCTTCACCTTCATGATTATAAGATTTTTCTTAGTGGTAAGGGTGGTTTTAGAAAGCTTCTTTCTGCTTCTTACAAAGCTAATCGGAAGGATCAACCCATCCCCGTGTACTTCCATAAAGTCCGTGAGTACCTACGACGAAGATTTGGAGCCGTGGAGGTGGAAGGCGAAGCCGACGATGCCATCGCCGACGCCCACACCCTGGAAACCGTCATCGTATCCGTTGATAAAGACTTCAGACAACTACCCGGATGGATCTACAACTATCGTAAGTATACTCTGACGCATATCACCCGCCAGGAGGCGGAGTACAACTTCTGGACGCAGATGTTAGAGGGTGACAAAGCTGACAACATCAAAGGAGTACCCGGCATAGGTCCCGTCAAGGCGAAGAGAATCCTTGACGGGACGAACAGCCTTTACTACTACGATGCAGTACTTAGAGAGTATCGTGATCGTGGAATAGAAGCAGACTTCGAAATCAATAAGAAACTCCTAACAATAGGATCTATTCCGAATGGATAACCTCATCCCCTTCCCCGGCACATCGAAGATTGAAACAGATGCAGGCACCCCGTACTCCACTTATGACTTCTCTTTGCAAGAAGGTAAAGGCTTTGAAGCGAGTGGTCTTTTGGTTGTCACTCCGAATATGGTGCTACTTGTCGCGAATGACTTTACGGTTTTAGTGATGGTACCCGTTATCGAGATCGTATCCGTGCGTCGGGTTGAGAAGCCTATGCAGTTTGAAGGTGTTGAGGACCTCGGCGGGTCTGTCTTCAACCCCTCCCCTTCCGCCATGCCTCGGCCGAAGACGTAGGTGAGACTTACAGCCGAGCAACGAGCCAAGCGACGAGCTAACTCAAGAAAGTCTCGGCTTCTCCGTAAGTACGGGCTAACGCTAGACGGGTATGATGAGCTTCTAAACTCTCAACAGCGTGCTTGCGCGATTTGCAACAAGCATGAAGACAACGAGAGGATGAAACTTGCTGTCGATCACAACCATAAGACTGGGGAGATCAGGGGTATCCTCTGCTGGTTGTGTAATCGGCGATTAATAGGTAGCCATACGGACGCGGATCTATTCCGAAAGGCCGCAGACTACCTCGATCGGCATACCGGTCTATACGTTCCTGACAAGAAGAAAAAGAAAAGAAAGAAACGATGAAGTACGGACCGATAACCGCGTTCGCAGAAGAAATCCACAAGAGTAAGTACCGGCTCGGAGACGAGTCGTTTGAAGAATGCATGACGAGAATTGCCTCTGCCCTCCAGGACGGTTCGGAAGACTTCCGGGCCTTCCGAGACATCCTCCTTTCCCAACGCTTCCTCCCAGGTGGGCGCATCCAGAATGTGATGGGTTCTCCCCGTCGCTCTTGCAGCCATAACTGCTTTGTGTCTAGGGTCATCCCTGACTCCATGAAAGGGATAATGCACGCGGCCACCGAAGCCGCTCAGACGATGGCGTTGGGGGGCGGCATTGGTTACGACTTCTCTACTCTTCGTCCAGAAGGGGACCGGATCTCGAGCACTGACTCCAGATCCTCGGGCCCTCTATCCTTTATGAATATCTTTGACGCGGTATGTGATACGGTAGAGTCCGCTGGTAATCGGAGAGGTGCCCAGATGGGCGTCCTCCGTATTGACCACCCGGATATTGAGAAGTTCATCCACGCCAAGCAGGGGACTGGGCGGCTGAAGAAGTTCAACATCTCCATCGCTGTCACCGACAGGTTCATGGCCTGCCTGGATGAGGGCAAGCCGTTCCCGTTAGTTTTTAAGGGTCGGAAGGTGAGGGACATCGACGCCGGAGCGCTGTGGGAACAAGTCATGCGCAGCAATTGGGACTGGGCGGAACCGGGCGTTCTCTTCATCGATCGCATCAACGAAATGAATAACTTGTGGTACTGCGAGCGCCTTGCCGCCACCAACCCATGCGCCGAGCAACCCCTGCCCCCATACGGGGCCTGCCTACTCGGGAGCTTCAACCTTGCGAAGTACGTTGACCCGGTTAGCTTCAACTACTCTCTCTTCATTCGCGATATTGCGTACGTCGTCCGTGCTATGGATAACGTCGTAGACAGAGCCGTCTACCCCCTTCCCCAACAAGAAGAAGAAGCTAAGAACAAGCGCAGGATGGGGTTGGGGGTGACAGGCTTTGCTAACGCTAGCGAAATCCTCGGGATGGCATACGGAAGTTCGGAAAGCCTTGCCTTTGAGCGGGAGGTGTTGACCGTTTTACGGGATCAGGCATACAACACCAGCATTAACCTCGCTATAGAGAAGGGCCCTTTCGAGCTCTTCAGGGCAGACGTCTACTGCCAGGGTAGGTTCATCAAGACGTTGCCCGATTCCTTACAGCAACAGATTGCGAATTACGGCATCAGAAACTCCCATCTAACCTCGATCGCGCCGACCGGCACCATCAGTCTCGCGGCTGATAACGTTTCGTCGGGCATTGAACCCGTCTTTGAGAAGGAGTACACTCGAGAGGTAATCTTCCCAGAAGGAAAACGATATGAAACTGTCATGGACTACGCTTATAAAGCTTATGGGATTACCCCTACGCCTTCAAGCGAAGTTACTGCCGCGCAGCATGTCGATGTTCTTTGCGTCGCTGCGCGATTAGTAGACTCTTCTGTTTCGAAGACGTGCAATGTCGACGCCGGAATGTCTTGGGAAGACTTCAAGAATATTTATCTGGCCGCCTATAAAGGGGGAGCCAAGGGCTGTACGACCTTTAATCTCAACGGGAAGCTTGCCGGTGTCCTTCAAACGATCTGTACGCTGAACGCTGACGGTAGTAAGAGCTGTGAATAAGAAGAAAGAAAAATAATGACTACGCATCTCATCATCCCGGATTCCCACTCTCACCCCGACTTCAACAACGATAGGTATGACTGGCTTGGCCAGCTTATCGCTGACGTTAAGCCGGACGTCGTTATCAACATCGGAGATCATTGGGATCTCTCGAGTCTCAGTACGTACGACGTAGGCACGAAAGCTCATGAAGGAAAGAGATACCTTGCCGATCTTGAGCATGGCTCTGAAGCTATGGAAAGGTATCATAATCCGATTAGACGGTTAAAGAAAGGGCAACCTAGATGGGTCTTTTGTATTGGCAACCATGAACACCGGATTACTAAAGCAGTTGAGAAGGATCCTAAGCTCGAGGGTGTCCTTAGCCTTAATGATCTTGATCTTGATTATTTTCGCTATGAGACATTTCCCTTCTTAGATAAGGTAGAAATCGATGGTATCTATTACAGTCACTATTTCAGCAGCGGTATTATGGGTCGTGCTATCAGCGGCGAACGCCCGGCTTATACTCTACTCACGAAACAGTTTGTCTCTTGCACCCAAGGCCATAGCCATCTACTCGACTTTTGTAGGCGTGTGGACCCTATTGGTAGGCCTATTCTTGGGCTTAATGTGGGCTGCTTCTTTGATTACGACTCCCCCTGGGCCGGCCCCGCCAACAAGTTCTACTATCGAGGGGTTGTCATATGCCGGAACGTTTCGAATGGTAACTACGACCTCGAACTAGTCTCGATGGAGACTCTGAAGGCGAGCTATGCCCGCCGATAGAGACGCCCTCGATCGGTTGATGGATGCCTTCGGAGACAACGGCAAGCACGATTGGCTGCTGGAAGAATTTCTTGAAGAGCTGGCGGAGTTCATAGATTTACAGGAGGTCGCTGACTTCTTTGGGTTGTACCCTGAAGTCCTTGATGAAGAAGATGATGAAGAATATGTCGGATGATTACACTAGGAAGCGCCGAAGAAACCGTATAGCCCAGGAACTCCGAGAGAAACAATACAGACAGCGGGTGAGAAAGAGTGACAAGCGAAAAAGAATTGCCGAAATTAGGAATGCCGAAGCGAAGACTGAAGAGGCCAGCGACGAAGAAGGTCCAAGATAAGAAAATAGTTCGGAATAGCGCCATCTGCCTATTGTGCAACACCGAGATCGAAAGTAAATACCACCATCATTTTCACAGTTGTCCTTGTGGTGCGCTGTCCGTCGATGGTGGCCAGGATTATCTCCGAAGACTCGGTGATCTTGACTCGTATAAAGACACGAGTACATACGAAGACTATGAGCGAGACCCATACCCTTGGGAGACGGAAGAGTGGTTGAAGACCAAACAAGAAGACAGCGATTGGCTTCCTCGCGAACAAGACAAAAAGGAGAGCTGACAATAATGAAAAAGGGCGAAAACATCGGAACGAAGAGTCCGTATGACCTGAGCTGGAGCCGAAAAGGCAGAAGGACGAAAACAAAGTCTCTGAAAGGGTCAACAGATCGGAGTCCCTACATTCTATCGTATAGTACGTCTTTGTGGGCAGCCGTGAAGGCGAGGCCGTGAGGAAGAGTGTTGAGCGAACAAGACGAAAAGGAGCTACAACTTGATTTTAAGTGGGACAACAATCCGAGAGATGATGATAATCAAACCTCATGTCGAACGGACAATCAGAAATGGGATGAGTTACGGTGAAAGCGTGGCGTCATATGACTTTAGACTTGCTGAAAATAATTTTCACACTAGTATTCTTCCCCATTCTTTTACTCTCTTGCATACTCTTGAGCTGTTTGACCTACCTAACGGTATCGCTGGGCAAATCATGGACAAGTCTTCGTGGGCAAGGAAAGGCATCAGCCTCTTTAACACTTGGATCGACCCCGGCTTTCGAGGACATATTACGGTCGAAGTCCAAAACAACAACGATTATGAAATCTTCATCCCGCCCGGTGATCCCCTTGGCCAGATCGTCTTCTTCTATGTGGATAGAACGACAGAAGGCTATGCGGGCAAATATCAGGACCAACCCAACAAACCAGTCGAGGCCAAATATGAATAGACTTATCAAAGGCAGGACCTACGTCTCCTTCAAGTACGGTCCGATGCTTCTAGTCGGGATGACAGAGACAGGCTACCGCTTCCTAGTGCGCAGTAAAGATGGTGACTACGAAGAGGACTACGAGATTTGGTTGCCAGCGTCAGCGTGTGAGAACTTCAAAGAGTACGACCCGGACTGCGGGTACGAGACAACCGGATGAAACCGAAAACCAAAGTCTTGAACGTATCAGAACTCCTCGCTGAACGCGGGAGGACGCACGGCCGGTTCCGAGATCACGCTAGAGTGACGCAGGTTATGAAGCACGCCATCCATATCGCTCTAGTCAACTCCGGAGTCTCATTAACCGATATCCAACGAGAGAGTATCGATATGATCCTTCATAAAATTGGCCGCATCGTATCCGGAAACCCCAGACACCGCGACCACTACGATGATATTATCGGATATACGCAGCTCGCCTTGAATGAGCTCGACGAGCTCGAGGTATCGGCGGGAAAGGGTATGAATGTCCTCGGCACCAACGATTAACGCAGAAGGCCTGGCCATCGTTAAGGAGTCAGAAGGCCTATCACTCAAGGCATACAAATGCCCAGCGGGGATCTGGACGCTGGGCTACGGAAGTACGAAAGGGGTGAAGAAAGGTATGTCGGTAACCGCAGCGGAGGCAGTCCTTCTCCTTCAGAAGGACTTGAAAGTCTTCGAAGATGGGGTATGGGCGTTGACTGAGATACACAGCCCTACTTCGAATAGGTTCTCAGCGATGGTCTCTCTCGCCTTTAACATCGGCATGAAGGCGTTTCAGGGGAGTAGCGTTCTCCGAACCTTCCGCGCTGGAGACTTTCACGGCGCTAGTAAGTCCTTCGAACTCTGGAACAAGGCCACCGTTGACGGAGTGAAGAAGGTTCTGCCCGGGCTTGTCGTTCGGCGCCGCCGTGAGGCGGGGCTGTTCGCCTCACCATGACCTCTTTATTCATGGACCTCCTCATCAGCGTCGCTATTATCAGCGTCGTCTATTCGCTGGCGGTTGCGCCAGTATTGCCAGTCCCTGTCCCAGTCCCTGTCAAGGCTTGGCGCCCGACTTACGAGTGGCACCTAATCAGCTGCCCCGGTGTCGGTTTTGTCGAGGCCAAACGCGGCTGCCCAGGGGAGCTTCGATCTGCGTGAAATACAGACGCGGCTCGGCACCGTCTTAATTACGCAGACTACTGGCTCTTCTTTAACATCGGAGCTATCGTAGCTGCGATCTTCTCTGCGCTCCGACCAGCGATGTAGCCGCCCATACCAAGGGTCAACAGGCTCCAGAGCTGCTCGGGAATCGCAGACAACGCATCGACAGTCGGGATGACATACCCGAAACTTGCTGATACAGGTACGATAATGGCGTTAAAAACTATGACTGCCATTATAAGGTACATCAAATGAGGGCGCCAGTTACGTTGAGCCGGGCTTTCCCCTTTCGCCTCTGCCATGATGACTTCGGCTCCAGCTCGGGCGAGCTCGGACTCCGCCTTCATCCCCGCCTCGATGAGCTCTGCTTTTACCTTAATAAGAAGGTCGGCGTCTGGAATTACTTTTCCGATTACGCCCATGATCGGGTTGATTAGTTCAGATATGAAAGACATGTTTTACTCAACTTTCCTTCTGCCGTGCTCAATAGAATTCGTCTACGATGATGAGCCCGGTTCCGCCAATGGCGCCCGCTTGGCCGCCAGTCCCCGCTGCACCTGCTGTGCCCCCCGCGCCTATTGTGTAGGTATAGGTGCCAGCCGGGGTATTGATAACTAGTTCGAAGTATTCTCCGGAGCCGCCTCCACCGGGGTAGATGTAGCCGCCGATTGTCGCGAAGGCTGCGGACGCCATACCACCACCACCACCACCGCCGCCGGTATTGACTAGCCCGGCTTCGCCGTCGGTGCCGCCAGCGCCGCCACGGCCGCCTCCTGGTCCTGCACCAGCGCCGCCGAAGCCAATGGCATTTGTTGCGGACACGTGGGCGCCAGAGGGGTTTTGGCCGGGGCAGCCGGCGATACGGTTCGTAGCGGTACCGCTGCCAGCTCGTCCACCCTGGCCACCCTGGTAGGACGCGCCAGCGCCACCCCCCTTGGCGTTGATCGAGTTGAATATGCTATCGCCGCCACCCCCACCATCGCTTTGGCCTGCCCCTCCGCTCCCGGCTCCTCCTCCTCCTCCACCCCACGCCCGGACAATGATCTTACGGCATCCTGCCGGGGTCGTATAAGTCGCCGCGCTTCCGGAGGTGAAAGTCTGCCGGGTCGGCAATGTGACATTGCTGGAGAGAGAATTGGACGACAGCGACAAGCCGGTGCCGACAGAGATCTCCTCGACGGCGGTGCCGCCATTAGCCCCGAGCAGGCGTTCGGCTGTAATCGCCTGCATCTTAGCGAAGGTTACAGCTCCATCCGCGATGCCCGCCGTGGCGATCGTGCCGAAGCTGAGAGCCGTACCAGACACCCGAAGGACTTGACCATCCGTGCCGGTAATAGCCGCTGTGACACCTATAGAATTCGCTGACCGTCCAACTACGCTTAACCCAGCCGAGTCTGCAATCTTAGAAAGGGCAACCGATCCCGTAATCAGACCCGCCGTTAGGCTGACCGTTGACGCGTTATACGTCCAGTCAAGTTCTGTCGAGTCGTCAATAAGATCGACGGTATCAAGATAGTTATCATCAGCGCTGTAGAACGCTACCCACTTCCCATTTATTTTTACTGACTGTGACATTAGGGGAGCATTCCCTCCAGCATCGTAAGGACCAGCGAGTGCAGGTCGCGATGCCAGACGGCCTCCTGGCGCTCGGCTTGCATCAGGTCAATCCGCTCCTTCAAACTCTTGGCTTTAGCCGCGAACATATCGTGTGTGGCGGTCTCGCACTCGATCGCTTCCAGTAATTCCTCTTGGGTCATTTTATTCTCCTAACAGATAAGGTGGCCAGTGAACCGGGACGCGGTCATGTCCAAGATTTTCGTGGCCCCAGACCCTGTCCACACTAGCGAGATGGCTTTCGAGGCGCCTAACTTGCACATGACGCTACCGTTGATTGTATAGTTCCCGGAACCAGGGATGGTGGATGCCGCGTATCGGGTGTTTGTCATGATATAGGTTGTGGCGTCTGTCGTGTTCGCGAGATGGACCTGAACCGTGTTCGTGCTGGCGAGACCGGTCATCGCAAGCTGATAGGTGAACAGATACCACCCGGCGACCGGCGTCGTGAAAATTCCGGTCGTGTGGACAAAGCTTGCGGTTTGGTCACCAACTTCGGTGTCATAGACTATCGTGTAGGCCGTGCCGTCACCCGTCACATCGGACACCAATCCTGACGTCGCCTCGAAGGCTGGCTGCAAGGTGTTGGTGTGCTGGGCTGCGAAGTCTCCGGCGACGGCGAGGGCGTTGGATGCGAGCGATAGACCGGCGCCGACAGAGATCTCCTCGACGACGGTGCCGCCATTAGCCCCGAGCAGGCGTTCGGCTGTAATCGCTTGCATCTTGGCGAATGTGACGGCATTGTCCGCGATGCCCGCCGTGGCGATCGTGCCGAAGCCAAGAGCCGTACCTGAGACGCGAAGGGCTTGACCATCCGTGCCGGTAATAGCCGCCTGCACGCCGGTCGTGTTGGCGGATCGGCCGGAGACGCTTAGACCCGCGAGGTCGGCTTGCATCGCCATAGTGACGCCCGCTGTGGGGATGCTGAGCGTCACCGTGTCGGCACCGTCGTTCGGGGTCGCGGTGATACTGGCGCTCCCGACGACCTGCGCGAGGATGAGGTCGCTCACCTGCTCGGCGGTTAAGCCAGCGGTGCTGTCGATCCATGTTGGCGGCGCATTACCGTTGCTTGAGAGCACCTGGCCAGCGGTGCCATAGTTCGCGCCGGAGAGGCCCCAGCCACCGGCGGCCGTGACGCGCAGGCGCTCGGTCGGCGTGAAGGCGCCATCGGCCGTGGTTGCCAGAACCCAGCGGCCGGGCATATCGTCCGCCCCCGGTGTCCCGTCCACGACCCAGGAGGTATAGCCGAGCTGCTCGTGGTCAACGCCGTCGAAGGCGACCGCGGTATCGTAGCGCACGGTGTCGCCGGACTGGACGATCGTGCGGGCCGCGAGTGTGCCCCGGCTTCTGGCGCCATAGATTACCGCAGGAGCGAAGGCGGTGTTGGAGTGGGTGTTGATTTCGAGGACGGCAAGCGTGTTGTGGTTAAGCTCGACCTGCCCGGTGACGGTGGTCCCGTGGACCGACATCAATTCAGTCCCGCCGAAGTGTATCTGGTTCCCGGCGGCCCAGTTTGCCACGAGGGCGGCGACGGCTAACGCGTCGGTGTACTGGGTGATGGAGCAAGTAACTGTAGTTGTATTAGCGACGTCGCTGCTAGCGATACTTATCCCTGCCCCAGCCGTCATCGCTAGGGCAATCGTATCATACGTTTCTTCTGCTGTCCAAC